AAAAACAAGTACATCTGTGTTATCCAATATTTCTTCAGTAAATCCGAAATCGTCCATTTCACAATTTGAACATTTAATTTCACAGTCATTCATAAAGGACAATTCTTTTTTTATTCCGACAGCTATTTCATTAGCAATACCGTTCGGATAAACATCATGCACTCTTTCCTCTTTTTCATGCAAACTTTCATCCCAGACAACAACTCGCATTACAGGCCTCCATCAAATTTTATTACTTCGTTTTTCTCTGAAGACTCCCAAATCGCTTCAAGAACCTGCATTACTCTGCGTATTTCAGGAAGTTTAATTATAAATTCTGTTTTTCCTTCTCTTGCATCTCTATAGTTCTCAAAAAATTCAATCTGATCATTATCTGCAATTTGAAGATCCTCAGTTATAAGAATATCTTTATCAATCTGACCAAACGAACGAGTAGGACCTGCAAAAGTCATCGTTGTCTTTCCCGGAACATTTGTCAAAAGACGAGTTGTTTTTACAATTTTTCCTTTTGGTAAAAAGCCGTCTGAGTAAGCACTACCTTTATCACCACCGATAAACCAATGATGTTCAAACCAGTTTTCTTTATCTCCCAAAAAATATGTTCCTAACTCTATTTCTGCGCGGACATTATTTTGAAATTTTATATCAACCTTAAAATAATCATCAACTTCAAAATTTATCACATTCCTAACTTGTGCATAAACAGATTCAACCTTAGATGGAACCATCCATAATATTTGATCAATCAGGTGGACTCCCCAGTCATAAAGCATTCCACCACCGTATTTTTTATATACATGCCAATCATGCATATTTCCGTTTATTCCATACAGCATAGATTGAATAGTGTATACATTACCCAACTTATTCTGATCATAAATAGATTTCATAGTTCTATAATCTCTATCATATCGCCTTTGATGATGAATTGTGAAATCAACTCCACTGTATGCCGCAAACAAAAATGAGAAATTCGGAAACTAAAAATGAGATATTCATGTTTATGTATATTTCTTCTTTACACATATGCCAATCAACATATTTATTTTAAAAGTATCTCATTATATACTCAAATAAAAATAGCGTTTAATGGACTTTTAAATCCAGTTAAACGCTATTTTAAAATTACATTAAATAGTATTCATCTGTCCTCATAAATTCTTCAACGGCCTCTTTATACTTTGCCGGCACTTCGTCTATTATCATCAATCCATACTTGATTCGTGATGCAAAAAATCTTATATACACCTTTGTTTTCTTCTTACTCATTGCCTTCTCCTTCCTCGCTTCCCATAAGCTCTGCTACCATATTTGACAGTGCGTCTATACGGCCTGTCAGCATTGCCTCTACCTGCTCTACTTTATCCATAGCTCTAAACATCATTAGAGCTTGTATCTGTGTGATTGCTCCAATCGCATCCTTTATAAAGTTGATTGTGATGCCCTGTAGTTTCAGGCCTGTTACAGTCTCCTCATTTGACTCATTCTGTACTGTCATTACAAGCGTATTTGCATCTGTAAGCTTATCTTTTAACTCATCTAATTTTGCAAAGTTATCTATTACAGTGACAAAAGTGTCGCCGTAATACGTTGATAATTCAATTTCCGTTTTATCTTTCAATATCAATTTACTCATTATTTCACCTCAAATAGTTTTAATTTATAAACTCTATATAATTCACCACAACCTCTGCATACACGCTACCTATCGAATATTCATGTACAATATTTCCCAACATAATATAAACAAAATGATGTCCTTGTCTTTCAGACACATCCAAAGTTAAATACTGCTGAGACATATCACTCTGATTTCCTACTCTTGATTTTGTCGATGTCATAGTATAAGTGGCAGACTTTGACCACCCTCCAATGTCTCTAACCACTGTATTACTCTCGTTATGATAAGTTTCTCCACCTGCACTACTAATTGATGTAGCTCCTACCTCCAGCTCAATTCTTGCTGGCTGTGAGCCTGTACCATCCCCTCTAAATGTAAAAACTTTAAACCCAAACTTTATAAGTCTAAAAGGTGTTAGATTTACAGAGTTCGCAAATACACACCCTATATAAGGTGCGGATTTAAAACGAGTATTTTCACTAAAGCCATTGATAAATTTAAGCCCACCGTCAACTATGCCTTGATAGCCATAGTTGATATTCTTTAAGTTAAGGTACCTGCCAATTCCTCTTAATACAAACCCCTTATTCGCCACCCCTGTCAGCAATCTGCCGTCAAAGGTGGCTGCCCTAAAAGCCTGGCCACCTGCTCCATAATCAACCATAGTGCCAACTACACCATTGACATTAACATTTTGCCTTACATTCCACGGTTGCAAATTTGGGGACGGCAAGAATACCCAGTTGGCTCCTTGAATGTAGCGTCCATTTGGGACTTTTACAACAATTCCCCTTCCCCTACTTGCGTGTGTATCATCCCAAACAAAGCCTTCTCCACCTAAGGCTGTGATTACATCGCCTGTAGTACAAATCCATCGTGGTATTGTGCCTTGAACACCTGCCACATCATGCCCTTGTAACATCTTAGATGCGTCAATTCCAAATAAATTCTTTAATTGTTCATAAGTTATGTATACATAAGACTCGTGCCCTTGAGGATGAGGGGCTCGGTGATACCATCCATTCTTAAATGTGACCCACATTCTATTTGCCCAGTCTTCCCTACCTTGGGCAAAACTTACAACACCACCTTCTCCTCTATCAGCTATTTGCCCTTGTACTGCAACACCGTTTTTACTTGTAAAAGCGCTGCCTGCCACAACTCTGTCGGCTGTAGCATTTCCTAGCTTTTCAGCATCTATACAGACGTGGGGATGTCCATCTGAGCGATTGTAAAACGCATTTCCGTATGGAAGGTCTATATAAAATGTAGGATTGTTTACATCAGTCCAATTATCTATACCATAAGCGTTAGATTTATTTGCTCTAAAGTTATTTGCTCCTGTATCAATACCTTTAATTTTACCCCTTACTCCTGATACTTGTAGGGTGTCAAGCATTTTATTTGCGTCTAAATGGATTCCGTTAGCTAAAACGGCATATGAAATTCCTACATAGGGCTTCCATATGCCGTTTTGCAAGTAAAAACCTTGCTCCATTCTAGCAAGATACTTACTATCCCAATAAGCGTCTACAAACTCTACTGCATCCATTCCGTTTCCACGGTTGACCATCGTGCCTTCGATAATTTCATCATCACTATCAGTAGTGACCGTCTTGTAGCCCTGTAGCACTTGAGCCTTTGAGGCTGTAACATCTTCAGATGTAACTCCACCTGTTCCACCTTTTAAGATAATTGCTTGACTCATCTTTATTCTCCCTTAATTGCAATAAAAAAAGCCGCCTTGGGCTTCTTTACATAACACATAAGTTTTAATTCTCCATTACTTACAATACCTTTATTTATGCATCCATAAGCTTTCTCTTGAGCTTTGATAATATCCGCTCTACTTTCGCCTTCACTAATATGTTGTGATACTGTAGGAGTATCTCCGTCTTTAAGAGTAGCTACTTGTAATATCTGTGTCCATGGTCCCGATCCGGTCCACCTGTCAGCCGGTACATTTACTACCGTCACTCTTTTCATATCAGTAATTTTATTTACGTACTCTGTTTTATCAACTTTTAGATGCAGCAGATTTAATGCTTCAGTCTTTTTGATAAAATCGTTGGCTGATACTGATATCTTCACCTCTGCTGCTGTGTCAAAAGCAAAGCTTATTTGATAATCATATTCTATTTCTCTCTCTGATATAGCCGGTACCTTTTCACCAACTCTATCCTGTCCTACAATAAGAAGTATCTCTTCAGTAGCAAATCTTGCATATATACCTATCTGCTTTAATTGATACTCTTCTGTTACATCTAAATTTGTAAGAGTCAGCTTTACTACCGCTACATTATTTTCAATATTAACGCTATTTACTTGCAGGCTCTGCTTTCTTCCGGCTATCTCTACAAGTCTTTTAGGCTCAGAGCTAACTATATCTGAAGAAATAGCTTTTGTAATCGTTATTGTGCTTCCAGTTACTATGCTCGCCAACTTCCTACTACCTGTTTCAGTCAAATAGAACTTCATACAACCACCTCAAACTTCATTTTCTTATGAACAAATTCATTTACTCCAATATATATTTCTACTGTCTCGTCTCTAGGTACCGAATTTATAAACTTGTACTCAAAGTGTGCCGGGCGTACATCTTTAAAAAATTTCTTTGCAATATCCATGTTTTCAAGAAGTGAAGCACTTCCAATGTAAATATCAAACCTGCAACCTACTTCTTTTATCTTTACAACATCTGCACTTACAAGTCTTTTTATTGCATCTTCAAGGTTTACAATTGTAGGCAGTAGCTTCTGATACTTCTTTATAAGTATCCTTAATCTTCTCTGTGCTATAGGCAGCTCTTCATTCGGCTCTATTTCATAATCTTTTTCGAATCGTTTAATCGTATCTATGCAGCTGAAAATATTAAACTCTCTGCTGAACTCTTCAAAGAATTTATAGAGATATTCCAGTTCACTTTCCTCAGCATCTATAAGCTCTTTCATCTGCTTTATATCATAAATAAAGTTTGGTAAGTTGTCTCTTATCATACTGTTACACCCATACTTATTCCTGAAATTATCGGAAAGCTTCCAGATTCAATATCTATTGATGTTGTATTTTTGTTTATCAACATTGTATCTACATCAGTTACATTTGATATATTTATCAATATATTAAGTATCTTAGCATATGAGACCCTTTGCTTTAAAGACGTATCAAAATCAAGGTCTGAGAAATATGCGTTTAAAGCTGCTTTAAACGTTGCTTTAACATCTTCTATATTGGCTCCGGATTTTACTCTTATTGTTGCATGAATATCTATAGGATATGTATTTGCAGCTTTTACAAGTACATTTGCTCCGGCTAATCTGTTGCTTTCTATAACATCTTTGACTTTCTTTATAAGTGCTTCATTTGCCACCTCATTTCCTTTTGCTACAATAAGTACATCCACCGTCCCCGGCCCTCTGGCAAGATCTATCACCTTCACTTTATCAACTCCTGCTACACTCTTAGCTGTAGCTTTATACCAAGAAATATTCCCATATCCAACTACATTCGTTTCTGCTTCATGTATCCTCTTTCTATAATTTTCATCACTTTCCCTGTCATATCCACCTGATGATACTGTATCTATCTCTATCCTTGTAAGACCTGTATACTTTTCTAAAAATTTCAGTTTTGCACCCGGATATAATCTATATCCACTACCTTTTCCTGCTGCAATACCGGTTACAGTTGCCATACCTGAAGCCCCAATTATATAATCTCCCTTTATATAAAAAATAACTTCAGTATCCTCAGACTTTATACCCATACCATCATTTATAGCTTTACCGGTATCTCCAAATACTTTAAATATTGCTTCCTCATATGTAGCTTCTATTCTTTGAATATTATGTTCAAACTTACCCAGTCTATCAAGGTCTTCTCCGGTTGCAGTATCAACATGAATCCTATCAAGTAAGGTTCCGACTTCATAACTGTAAAATTTAGCTAATTCATTTGCTACTGAGGATAAATTATCATATGTAAAGCTTCCTTCAATCTTTGAAGCAGGGTTTTGTACCTTTTCTTTTAATCTATATAAAATCGCATTATAGCTGTTATCCATTTGATACCCTCATTCCTTCTTCCATGTCTCCATATACTGTACTCACACTAAATTTAACATTTATTTCTCCGCCTTTTGTATGTGAAAAACTGAAATCTCCCACGCTTACAATATATGGGTTTACTAAAAGTGATTCTTCTATATACCTTGATATCTCACTAAAAAGAATATCTTCATCTTCTACTGTACCTATTAAAGTAGATATTTCACTACCGTAATTCTTAGTATACGCAACAAATATAAATCTTTCTGTTTTTAAAGCCTTGTATATCCATACTTTTATAGCTTCATTACCTTCCACTAAATAATACTTTCCATGTTTTACTTTAAATTCCTTCTTATTAAAATCAAAAGCCCACTCCCTATACATAGGAAGTCTTTTCTCATCCGAAATTTTAGCAACTGTAAGCTCCGGAAAAATATTCATACTCCTACCACCTTACTTAAAACATAAAAAATATCTCCTACCCTTTGCACTACAACATAATCACCTGTATTGATTTTAATTGCGTTTAAAATGCTTTTTAATGCTTCTTTTAATTCTGCTTCTTCAGTAGTAATACTATCAAGGTCCAACTCCATTACCATAACCGGATCAACATTTAAGTTTACACTTATATCAACCTCTCCTATTCTTATAGTAAGAGGCTTTATATTGAGCACCTTAGCAACCTCTAAGTTGTATCCATTTAATGCTGCTCCTCGTTGTTCCATTATCTTACTAAGTTCAGTGTAAGGATTACTCATTTAAGACCTCCACTGTCAAACTCATTGTATGCTCTCCACTACCAATACTATGACTGTCTCCTGTCACAAGGAACTTGCCTGTAAAGTGATTTGAAGTATCCTGAATAATAACAGCCTTGCCGGATATTACATTAAAGTCACCTATAGCATTAATATTTGAAGTGTCATTTATTCCAACAAGTTTTTCTTTTGCACTTATAGAAACATCCTTGTCTTTTTCTGCTTTTATAACTTCCTGCAAAATTCCATATTTCAGATTCTCTTCAGCAGATATTTCAAATACTTTTCCATTGTCATCATTAAGTACAATAACTCTATTTACCATGCTCTCAATGCTCTTTTTATAGTTCGCATCTATAAGATTAGCCTTGCCGGATATTACAGCAACTACTTCACTGCCCTTCTTTCTTACTTCGACTTTTTCACCTACAGCTACTATATAATATTCTTCTCCATATGCCTCTGATATGGCTTTATATATTGTCTTATCTCCAGTGCTTATTATTGTTTTATCTACAGATGTACTTTCCAAGTTCCCTACAGGAATGCTAAATTCATCAAGTATTTTTCTTGTTATTGCTTCGGCACTACCTGTATATACTCCTGCAAGCTTATTTTTTCCTAAGTACCACAGTACATCTCTTGATGTTATTGATACATCGCTGCCACTTAAAGAAGAAGCAACCTCTGTAACTACACCTACGTAAAGTAGTCTATTTTCATCAAAAAGATTTATGCTATCACCTATCTCAACCTTAACTAAAGGCATTGATATTTTAGGATTATACAAATATGTAAAGCTTAGGCTTCTTGACCTTTCATCAATATCACCACTCCATGTAGCACTTACACAAAGATTAGTGATATCCTTATCTTTTGCTATAATTCTCATGGTATAAGTATCTGCATCCCTTCTCTAAGTTTTTTCGGATCCAATCCACCGTTGGCTTCAGAAATCCTTTTCCAGTCCTCACCGTTTCCATAGTATTTTTTTGCAAGTCCCCATAAAGTAGTCCTAGCATTTACTATCTCAAAATCGCCTGATTTAGGGGCATTTTCAGTCCCTCTATCAGACAATGCTACTTCTGTATTTTTTGTAGTATCTCCATCCTTTTTTAAAATACTTACACTTTCAACCGTAGGAATCTCTATATCTTTAACCTCTGTCAATTTTAAATCAATATAAACATCAAGCTCTCCCTCTTTGAGAGTAATATTTTTACTGTCTAAGATTGCTTTAAAGTTCATTGTCGGTTTAGATATAACAAATCTTAAAGGTATATCTTCAAAGATCCATTTATTTATAAGTTCAATATCAGAACCTAAAGAACCTCGTCTTCTAAATCTTGATTTAGAAGATGGAAGGAATGTTGATATACTTACAGTTTTCAATCCTCTTTTTCCTGGAAAATAAACATCACCAATAGAATCTATATTCTCTTTAATGTTATCTCTACCTTCACTTACTGTAATGCTTTCAGGATTAACATTAAACTCAATGCTATTCCCACTTGTGTCCTTTATTAAGATAGCCCTAGTCTTTTTCATCTATCCACCTGTTTCATCTTCTTAACCAGCTCAGTTGTAACCTTATCAATATCAGCTTCTTCTCTTATAACCATAGAACCAATATTAATATTTACTGCCTTACCTCCAAGCATTTTCTGTGTATCTGAGTTTGAATGTACTTTACTTCCTGCTGGTAAACTCACAAGTTCTGGTCCATGCTCGCCAACTGTAGTGTATCCGCCTCTCCAGTAGCTTGTTCCTGTAGCATTTGCTCGAACATCACCGCTTCCACCGCCACCTACAAAGTTGGCTACACCTTTTACAGCTCCTGCTACTGCACTTATGCCTTTACCTATTCCGTTTATTATAG